TAATATAGTTGAGGACTCTTGCAAGGTCTTAACGGAGGCAGTATGATTGATGATAAAGTAATTGATGACTACGTTGATATGCTTGTTAAAGGTATCGTAGGAGAAGATAATAAAGAGGAGGTGAATAATGATATTAATTAATTATGGAATACAAGACGGAGAAAACGAATACAGAGAATGGGATTATGAAACCAATTTCTCTAAAGCTGATTACGACAATGGCAAGGTGAAAGACTTTGATTTTTTACAGACTATGTATTGTGTAGATGAAGATGACCTTGATGGCGACAACGCTTATTGGGCAGGGTCATACGGAGATAAATTGGTTTGGGTTGAGAGTGTTCAAGACATTGACCAAGCAACGCTAGATATTTTAAAGAGGTATGTGAGGTGAATGATGAGAGTTAAACAATTATTAGATTACTTAAAAGACTGTAATCCTAAAGCTTCTGTTGAGCTTCTAACTCAGAACGAAGATGGCGAAGAAGTCTGGCATGAAGTACAAGATGTCTGGTCAGATACTTTAGATGAGAATGTTTATTTAGAGTTTGGTATTAAGGAGGTAACTAATGAAAGTTAAAATAGCTAAGGTAGCTCACAACAAAGGGAAACCTATTGCCTTTACAGTTAAAATTAGAGGCTTGAAATATCCCAAAGGTTTCAGAGATTGGTATTTTCCTATTGATGGTAGACCAGAAACAGCTATTGATATGGCATTAAAAGATTACAAGCAGGAGGTGAAATGAGAATTAAATTAGATGGCGAGGAAGTAACAGAAGCAATCATTAGATATATTAGTACAGAACTTGATACCAAAGTTAGCGTTATTGATTATCCAACGATTGAGATAGGTAAGAAAAGTTATGAACTAAACTTTGAAACAGATATTACTCTATGGGCTTTTAAGGATAAGAAATGAATGGCGATTTAGAACGATTGGTCTATAACAAAGTTATGAGTATGGAAACAATGCAGTTTTATCAAGCAATGTTATTTGAAAGCAAACTATTTACAACAATAGTATTTGTCTTTATCACTTGCTTGTTTGTTATTATTATGAACAGCGATGACGATGACCCACCAGATATAAGTTGTTGGAAGGATTAAAAATAGTATGACTAAATTTGAGAAACGCAGAACTAATCCAGATTGGCAAGGCTTGTCAGATTGGGAAGACAGCAACTCAGCGAGAGTTATTTGGGCAGTAGATGTAGCAAGTGTGCGAGAGAGAATGACAGAACTTGGCAAGAGTGTCAAGGTTTCTAACGATTTAATCTTGGAATTTATTACTCATACGAGGAGAAGTTGGGATATGGACATGTTCAAACAGTCCTTTCTTGACTTTGTAATTTTAAAATTGGAGGAAGATTATGGAGAAAACAGGTAGATATCAGATATATTTTTATGGCAACGAGGGTCGTAACGTACCTTGTGGTTACAAGTTATTTGATGTTTATGAGGGTAGAAAATGGGCATACTTTGTTAGAGATTGGTGTAAAAACAAGGAACTTAACCTTAAATTTAAACTAAAACTATCATGGTGGCAAGAAAGAAAACAAAAAAGTAAATTAATTACTTGATTTTTGTTGTAAAATATGTTATAATCTTTTTATAATTTATTATAATATTAATATTAATTATAATTATAATTCTATTATAATCATTATTTATAATATATTTTATAATATTTATAATATTTATAATAGGAGAAATTATATGGACGAACTTGACAATATCGTTGATTTATGGTATGATAGCCAAGAGTTAATAGGGACAGACGAAGATACCAACTACGATGAGGAGTTAGACAATGAGTGGTAATGTTTGGAAGTGGGACGATAATTCAACACCTTATGAAAACTTTATGCATTGGTTACAATTAACTAATGAGGAAAGATATGTATATGGTGAGAAAGAATTAACTGCTTGTGAAGGGCAGAAAATATTTGAAGAAATGTATAAAATGAAATTTGATTTTAAGGAGACGATAAATGAGTAATGATGTGAATACACAAATTAAAGAACGAGTAGTAGATGTTATAACTAATGAGTGGGTCTTACCTCAACGAGATGATTTACTTGAAGACTGCATAGAGTTTGTTACTGAAGAAGCATTAACAGCTGATGGTGTTGTAAATTATACTTTCATGTTACAAGCTATGATAGAGTTTCTATCTAAACAAGCTGTGGATACTTTATCAACACAAGACATTGATATCATGGCAAAGGAAATGGAGGTCGCATGAGTGAAGTAGAGGGCTACAAAGGTACATATCAAGAAGAACATCCAGAAGCTACGAGGCAATATATATGGTCTTTGACACCAAAAAATGCTGAAAAATTTAAGCAAAGATTGGATGAAGAGTTTGACTATGAGGATAAGATATGTTATAATACTCAGATTACAAACAATGGTAATATATTATTTTTGTTTGATGATGTTGTATTTGATTTAGTTGAACCATTATTAAGCGAGGTTACACAATGAATATATTTTTTACAGATACCAATGCCAAGGTGGCAGCGATTTCACAACCTGACAAGATGTTGGTCAAAATGGTTTTAGAAACTGCACAAATGCTTTGCACAGCTCATAGAGTGTTGGATGGTAATGAGTATGCTGATGAAGCAGGACTTTACAAAGAAGCATACAAAAATCATCCTTGCACAGTTTGGGCTAGAGAAGCATCAACTAATTACGATTGGTTGTTCAAACATTTTACAAGCTTGTTAGACGAATATGAGTACAGATACAATAAAGAACATGCCTGTAAAAGATTGGTAGTGGCATTGTCTAAAACCCCTGACAATATTACACAAACAGATATGACACCTGTTGCTTTAGCAATGCCAGACCAATATAAGAAACAAGACCCTGTATTGTCATACCGAGATTATGTCATACATGAAAAACATTATGCCAAGTGGGAGAAAGGTAGGGCTAAACCTATTTGGTGGAATGTTTAAAAGTTTGCAAGGTGTCCTAAGAAGAGGATGGGACTTAAAGGAGCATTCCTGTTTAGAGAGTTTGACTTTTTAACTAAAGACTACGCTACTCTATATGAACAACACCTTGTTTTTTTTGAGGTGTAACACATCGCCCTCGTATTTATTATAACCTCTCTGTGTGTTACTCAATCTGCTTGAATGGTAGCCTGTCCATACCTCAAAACAGGCATTCTTTTTTTAACAAAACACTTTACAAAAGAGCAAAAGTATGCTATACTGTTGCAATTAATTAATCTAATGGAGGATTATATTTATGGCAGAATATGCTAACGGAAATGCGATGTGGGCTAGTGTGTCCACACCCAATAAGTTCGGTCAGTATGTGATATACCTATTGACTGATGATGCTGAGGCAGATAGACTTGAAGGTATGGGTCTTTCTCGTGTTCGTGATAGAACAGGTAAAGAGAAGTATGACCAACCAGCATTTAAATTTGCTAGAAACCCAGCTAACAGGGATGGAAGCACCAAACCAGCACCTAAGCTAGTCGATACCGATGGTAATGACTTAGATACTTTGGTCGGTAATGGTAGTGATGTAACTGTTAAGTTTAAATCATATTCAAATGATTATGGTACATTTGCAGAGCTAGTAGCTGTGAAGGTCAACAAGTTAGTTGAGTATGGGGAACAAGACCCTGATAATGAGGAGTTTTAATTATGATAATTAATTTTGATGGTAAATCGTATGAAACTGAAAAGCTTACGGACCCAAAAGCTAGACAACAAGTTCAAGCTTATGTAAGTCAGATTGCTTTTAACAATCAGTTTCAAATATCAATTCAGAAATCCAACGATAAGTTGCAAGAAGAATTGAGACCTTTACTTACAGAGGAAGCTTTAGTAGAAGAAGAAACTTCTGAAGCAGAATCTGCAGAAGATAACGAAGATAACTAAACATAATGAGGGCGACAATGGATAATGGTTTTGATAAGGTTCATCAACCTTGTCCTCTTTGTGATTCCAGCGATGCAGTTGGTGTCAACAAAGATGGTTCAGCTAAATGTTTTAGTTGTGGTGAATTTATGACAGACTACAATAAATTATTTAATGGAGAGATTATGAAAGTGGTGAAAGAAACACCGAAGACAACGACTGTTTATGAAAGTGATGTCGGACAAGGCACCTTTGCTGATTTAACTGATAGAAGAATCAGTAAAAATACAGCACAAAAATATGGTGTAACTGTCTTACATGATAGAGCAGGAGATGTCATTCAACATTTCTATCCTTATTACACAGCACATGAACTAAGTGCTACTAAGACTAGGTATGCAAAAGACAAGAGGTTTTATCTCTCAGGTTCTTTTGAAGAGACTGGTTTGTTTGGACAACAACTATTTAAGTCAGGCAAATACATTACTGTAACCGAAGGTGAATGTGATGCGATGGCTGCTTATGAGTTGCTTGGTAGTAAGTGGTCAGTAGTTTCTATTAAACGTGGAGCTGCTGGTGCTGTCAAAGATATCAAAGAAAGTCTTGAATACTTAGAGCAGTTTGAGAATGTTATCCTTGCTTTTGATAATGATAAAGCAGGTAATGAAGCTGCTAATAAAGTTGCCAGACTTTTTAAACCATCTAAGTGTAAAATAATGACCATGCCGAATGGGTGGAAAGACCCTAACGATATGCTCAAAAACAATAAACATAAAGAGTTTGTTGAAGCTTGGTGGAATGCTAAGACTTATACTCCGAGTGGAGTTATTAATGTCTCTGAAGCTAGAGAAAAATTCCATGATAGAGAAAAGAAAGAAAGTGTTCCTTATCCTTGGGAAGGCTTAAACAAAAAGCTTTATGGTCTTAGACAAGGAGAGTTAGTTACTTTAACAGGAGGAACTGGACTTGGTAAATCATCAGTAACAAGAGAGCTAGAACATTGGCTTATTAAGAACACTGAAGACAACGTAGGTGTCATAGCACTTGAAGAAGATTGGAGGAGAACCATTGACGGTATTCTTTCGATTGAAGCTAATGCTAGACTTTACATTGACCAAGTTAGAGAACAATTTTCTCAGGAAGAAGTAGATAAATTCTTTGACATCTTATACGATGGTGATAATAAAAATAGAGTTTGGGTTCATGCTCACTTCGGCACCAACGATATTGAAGAAATCTTTAGTAAATTAAGATTTATGATTATTGGTTGTGGTTGTAAGTGGGTAGTTGTTGACCATCTTCACATGTTAGTAAGTGCTACATCGGAAGGTGATGAACGTAGAGCTATTGATAATATTATGACCAGACTAAGAAGCATGGTTGAGGAAACAGGAGCAGGTATTATTCTGGTCTCACACCTCAGACGTGTTGATGGTAATAAGGGACACGAGAACGGCATACAAGTTAGCCTTTCACATTTGAGAGGGTCTAACAGTATTGCTCAGTTATCTGATTGTGTAATTGCCCTTGAACGCAACCAACAATCAACTGACCCAGATGAGTCTCGCACTACAAGGATGCGTATATTAAAGTCTCGTTACACTGGTGATGTTGGTTTGGCTACAAGTTTAATTTATGATGGTGACACAGGTCGTCTTTCAGAAATCGTTGAAGACTTTGATGACCTTGAAGGAGAAAGAGGAGAAGCATTTTGAAATTAGTATTTGACATTGAGACAGATGATTTAAATGCCACTAAGATTTGGTGTATCGTTGCTCAAGATGTAGATTCAAATAAGATTTATAAGTTTGGTCCAGATAATTTGGACAAAGGTTATGAACTCTTAGAATCTGCTGAGCAACTTATAGGTCATAACATAATTGGCTTTGATATTCCAATGGTTGAAAAGTTTAGTGGTATCAAATTAACTGACAATGTTGTTGATACTTTAGTCTTATCAAGATTGTTTAATCCAACACGAGAAGGTGGGCATAGCCTTGACAACTGGGGATATCGTTTACGTTATCGTAAGATTGAATTTGAAGACTATCAAAATTATTCTTCTGAGATGCTACAATACTGTGTACGAGATGTACAGCTAAACACATTAGTTTATAACAAACTAAAACAAGAATCAATAGGATTCTCAAGAGAAAGTGTCGAGCTTGAACATCAAGTTGCTAGAGTTATGCGAACACAGGAAGACAACGGCTTTAAGTTTGATGGCAAAGCTGCTGCTCTTTTGTTAGCTCAACTTCGAGAAAGGTTACAAGAAGTCGAAGACGAAGTACACAAAACTTTCAAACCTAGGTGGGTTGATGATAAACTTGTAACACCATATATCAAGAAGGATGGCTCTCTTTCTAAAAGAGGTTTGACTGATGATGAATATCAGGACTGTCTAAGTACGGGTGACACTAAACCTTTTATGAGACGAAAGCTTGAGCCATTCAATCTTGGTTCTAGAAAACAGATAGGAGAATACTTAACAGAGATGGGTTGGAGACCCGATAGATTTACTCCAACAGGTCAGCCGATTGTTGATGAGAAAACTCTATCTGAGATAACACATATTTATGAAGCTAAACTTATAGCTGAATATTTATTACTACAAAAACGTATAGCACAGATTGATTCATGGATTGAAGCAGTTAAGGACGATGGTCGTGTTCATGGTTTTGTTATTCCTAATGGTACAATTACTGGTAGGATGACACATAGAAATCCTAATATGGCTCAAGTTCCTAGCCTTGCTTCACCTTATGGTAAGGAATGTCGTGCTTGTTGGATTGTAGATGAAGATTATAAATTAGTTGGAGTGGATGCTAGTGGTCTGGAAATCAGGATGTTAGCTCACTACATGAAAGATGAGGACTTTATAAATGAAATCATTAATGGAGACGTACACACCTCTAATCAAAAACTTGCTGGACTTGAATCTAGAAATCAGGCAAAGACATTCATCTATGCCCTCATGTACGGAGCAGGAGATGAAAAACTTGGAAAAGTGGTTGGAGGAACTAAAGGAGATGGTTCAAGAATTAGAAAACATTTCTTTGCTAATAAGCCATCATTCAAGACACTTAGAGATAGGGTTCAAAGAGCAGCAACAAAAAAATACCTCAAGGCATTAGACGGCAGAAAGGTATTTGTTAGAACAGCACATGCTGCTTTGAATACTTTATTACAAAGTGCCGGTGCTATTGTTATGAAAAAAGGTTTAGCCTTGTTGGATGAACGATTAAGACTATCTGATATTGATTACAGATTTGTTGCTAACATACATGATGAATGGCAAATAGAAGTTAGACAATGCCAAGTCAATAAAGTTGGACAGTTAGCTGTCAAGTCTATAATCGATGCAGGAGAACATTACAACTTACGTTGTCCTCTCGATGGTGAATTTAAAGTAGGAGGTAATTGGAGTGAAACTCACTAAACAACAATCTCTTTTTCCAGATGACCACGATGAGTTACTTTTTGAAGATGGAAAGATATGTATTAAGTGTGATAAAAAATTACCTTTAACAGCTTTTAGTCCAGCATCAGGAGGAAATTTTCTCAGACCAGAATGTAGAGAATGTAATAATCATCTTAGCAAAACTAGAAAATTATTAAAAGAAAAATATGGGATGCCTACAGATGAGAATTATTCTTGTCCTATTTGTTTAGGAACAGTGGATAAAGTTAATGGACTTGGTGGAAAAAAATCAGGAGCTTGGGTTGTTGACCATTGCCATGAAACCGAATCATTTAGAGGTTGGTTATGTCATACATGTAATCGATGTTTAGGTGGCTTCAAAGATAATGTAGAGATTTTACAAAGAGCTATAGGATATTTACAAAGACATGAAAAAGAAAAAGAAAACACTTGATACCTTAGTATCAGACATATATGACAAACTCTCAGTCCTTGGCGAGGGTGGTTCATTAGACATCAAGGAGAAGGACATTGACAAGTTCGGTGAGTCAATGAAAGATATACTACGCAAGTGGTCCAATCCTGAGCCTCGTAGTAATGAAAGATTAAGGATGTCTAATATCGGTAGACCACTACGACAACTTTGGTTTGATGTGAAGTCGGATAAAGAACCAGAGAAGATACCACCCTCAGTTTTTATTAAGTTTTTGTATGGACATTTATTAGAAGAGATAGTTTTATTTCTAGTTAAAATGTCTGGACATGAAGTGACTGATGAACAAAAGTCTGTGGAAGTTGATGGTATTAAAGGACACATGGACTGTGTTATAGATGGTGAAGTTGTTGATGTTAAGACAGCTTCCGGATATAGTTTTAGAAAATTTAAAGATGGCACACTTCCAGAAGATGATGTCTTTGGATACATGGCTCAGCTAACTGGATATGAGGCAGCTCAAGGAACAAAGAATGGTGCCTTCTTAGCTCTTAATAAAGAGAGTGGAGAACTTGCTTTATTCAAACCAGATAATTTTGACAAACCCAATATCAAAAAGAAAATTAAGGACGTTAAAAACATCATAGCTATTGACAGTCCCCCAGATTTTTGTTATAATAATATACCTGAGGGCAAATTAGGTAACATGAAATTACCTCGTGAATGTACTTATTGTCGTCACAAATTTGAGTGTCATAAAGATTCCAATGAAGGTCAGGGACTTAGAGTATTTAAGTATTCTAAGGGATTGGTTTATATGACACGAACACCTAATCCACCTAGAGTAGATGAGATAAAATATGAACGGAAAGAAAGCTAAACAATTAAGAAGACGAAGCAAAGAACTGCTTATTGAATGGTTAAGAACTATGGTCCCAGAAGGTGAAGACACTTCTAAGATAACAGCTCAAAACCTACATGAGTTTTTACCTGAACAGACTCATATCTTTGCTAATAATAAATTTATGTTAAGTGCTTATTCTTTACGTTGGTTCTATAAACAGGTAAAGAAAAATCCAGATGTAACATTAGAAGATTTAGGAATACCAAATGTATAAGTTTAATGAAGATAAATTAGTTGAAGAACTACAACGATATATATATGACACCTATGGTCAACATTATGCTACAGATAAGTACCAAGCTACAGATGTTATTATTGATTCTGGACATGGGACAGGGTTTTGTATGGGCAACATTATGAAGTATGCTAAACGCTATGGTAATAAAGAAGGTCGTAACAGAAAAGACTTATTAAAAATATTACACTATGGTATAATTATGTTACACATCCATGATGAAACAGATAAATTTTTTAAGACAGGAGAGTAATGGTAGATAAAATTGGTAAGAAAGAATACTTAGGTATTCAAATAGATTATAACAGAGAATCTAATCTAGATAAATTTAGTTTAGATACCTTGAGAGATAGATATTTTTGGAAGGAGGAAACACATGCTCAAGAAGCTTTGGCAAGGGCTGCAGTCTTTGCTGCCACATATAAAAACAACACAGACTTTGAGTTGGCTCAGAGACTTTATGATTACAGTTCCCTACATTGGTTCATGTTTAGCACTCCTATCCTTAGTAACGGAGGAACCAGTCGTGGTTTACCTATCAGCTGCTTCCTTAATTATGTACCTGACAGTAGGACTGGGTTATCTTCTCATTATGATGAGAACATTTGGTTGGCAAGTGCAGGTGGAGGCATCGGTGGATATTGGGGAGATATCCGTAGCAATGGGGTATCTACTTCTAACGGCAGTAAGTCTACTGGTTGCATACCATTCATGCATGTGGTAGATTCACAGATGTTAGCCTTTAATCAAGGGGTTACAAGACGTGGTAGTTATGCTGCTTATCTTGATATATCACATCCTGAGATTGAAGAATTTATCAACATGAGAAAAGAATCTGGTGGTGATATAAATAGAAAATGTTTAAATCTACATAACGGAGTCAACATAACCAATGATTTTTTACAAGCTGTAAAGAATGATGAAGACTGGAGATTGATTGACCCTAAAACAAATAAACCGGTAAGAACTATTAATGCTCGTGCCTTATGGTGGCAACTAATAAATGCTAGAGCAGAGACCGGTGAGCCTTACATGATTAATCTAGATATCTGTAATGAGCATTTACCAAAGTCACAAAAAGATTTAGGACTAGAAATAAAACAAAGCAACTTATGTTCAGAAATAACACTAGCTACGAATGAGGAACGAACAGCAGTCTGTTGTTTATCTAGTGTTAATTTAGAAAAGTTTGACGATTGGAAAGATAATAAACAATTCATTCCTGATTTAATTACTATGTTAGATAATGTTATTCAACACTTTATTGAACAGGTTGTGGATGTTGAAGCACTGGGAGAATACAATGCCAACTATAAAAGATTTACAAAACACATCAAAGAAGAAAAAGAAGGTTATGTCAGAGCAGCCTTCTCAGCCTACAGAGAAAGGTCAATCGGTTTGGGAGCAATGGGTTTCCATGCCTATCTCCAATCTAAAGGAATACCTTTTGAAGGGATGTCAGCAACTGGAATCAACTATCAATGTTTCAAATACATCAAAAGCAAAGCTCTCAAAGCAACTAAAGAACTTGCAGACAGACGTGGTGCATGTCCTGACTCAGGCAGTAACAACATTCGTAATATGCATCTTCTTGCTGTTGCTCCTAATGCCTCTTCTAGTATTATTTGTGGGGGGACATCTCCTTCGATTGAGCCATATCGTGCTAACGTTTATACACACAAGACTCTCTCAGGCACTTACCAAGTTAAGAATAGGTACTTAGAAAATGTGGTTAATAAAAAGAAACTATCTAAAGATGAGAAAGAAAAACTATGGAAAGATATTTCAGGAAACAATGGTTCTATTCAACATCTAGATATTTTTACAGATGAGGAAAAAGAAATATTTAAAACTGCTGATGAGATAAATCAGATATGGGTAATTGAACATGCTTATAAAAGACAAGAGTTTGTTTGCCAAGCACAGAGTGTAAATCTATTTTTCAATTTGCCAAGTGCGACAGCACCTCAAGATACTCATACAGACTATATGCAATATATTAATGATGTTCATTGGTATGGTATGCATAAACTAAAATCACTTTACTACTTCAGGTCAAATGCTGCAAGAGCTACTGAGAATGTAAATGTGAAAGTACCTCGTATCAAACTTGATGAGGTTGATTGTATTGCTTGTGAGGGATAATGGCAGCTAAGTGGAATAGTGGTACAACTCATACTTCTGTAACAGGAATAAGAGGTAAGAAAACAAGTCAAGGTAGAAAGAACTTAGCAACTTCTACCATGAATAAAAATTATAAACGTAACTTTAAAAAATATAGAGGACAAGGAAAATGAGTTTACTAACAAAAAGAGAATATTACAAACCTTTTGAATACCCTTGGATGTTTGACTACTATGTCTTACAGAACCAAATGCATTGGATGCCGGAGTCAGTACCTTTACACACTGATGTTAAAGATTGGCAAGACTTAACAGACAATGAAAAGAATTTATTAACACAAATCTTTAGACTGTTTACGCAGTCTGATGTGGATGTTGGTGAAGGTTACACCAATAAGTACATGAGGCTATTTAAAAAACCTGAAGCAAGAATGATGATGACTTCTTTTGCCAATATGGAATCAATCCATCAACATGCTTACAGTTTATTATTAGATACAGTTGGAATGCCAGAAGCAGAATACCAAGCCTTTGCTGAGTATGAAGAGATGGCTAACAAACATGATTACATTGGTAACTTTAAACCATCTAAAGCAAATAAAGAAACGATTGCCAAAACTTTAGCAGTTTATTCTGCATTTACTGAAGGACTACAACTCTTTAGTAGTTTTGCAATTTTGTTAAACTTCCCAAGGTTCGGTAAGATGAAAGGTATGGGTCAAATAGTTACCTATTCCATTCGTGATGAATCATTACATGTGGAAGGAATGACTAAAGTCTTTAGAGAATTTATCAAAGAAAACATTTCTATCTGGACTGACGATTTCAAAAAAGAAATCTATGACATCTGTCGTAAGATGGTAGAACTTGAAGATAGATTCTTAGACTTAGTATTTGAGATGGGAGACATCGAGGGACTAACAAAAGAGGATATGTATAAATATAATAGATACATAGCTGATAGAAGATTATTGCAGTTAGGATTGAAAACTAATTATGACCAGAAAGAAAATCCGCTGCCTTGGTTGGATGAAGTCATGGGTGTTGAACACCAAAACTTCTTTGAGGGTAGAGCCACTTCATATATGAAAGCAGGACTAAGAGGTAAGCAAGATAAAATTACATTTAGTGATATTGAATAATGGACCAAACAAGAGAAGCAAATATTTTATCCTATAGAATATTGTTTGATGAGACTGGAAAATTAATTACAGAAGTTTCCGGTCTACCTTTAAGAGATGTAAATAAAGTTTTTTCTGGACACGAAGCTAAGATTATGGAGACAATAATTAAGCAAGGTCGAGAAAAATTAGATAAGATTCATCATTATCTTGAAGGTGAAATAAATGCCATCAAAAATTAGGATTTTTAAAAAATTTACCTCATAGAATCGCCTGTAACGAATTCTTTTAAGGTAAGGAATGGTATTAGTCTAATAACTAAAACTTTTTCTTAGAGAAGCTCTCAAGCTCTCCTAAAGGAATTGCCCTCTTTCGAGGGCTTTTTCTATTAAGAAATCTTTATTTTAACAGGTTTTTTATCCCAGGGATAATTCTTTCTAAAATTATAGAAAGTAACCCGTTATTTAGTTTAGCTTTTTTAACTTTGATATCTTCTGCTAGATTAAAACTTCTAGTAAAAGAACGATGTGCTAAACCTTTATGAAGAACATCTTCTTTTATCTCATCTTGTTTTCGATAAGATATGGTTAGTACCTGTTCTTTTAATTCAATATCAATGTCTTTAGCCGATAAACCAGCTAATGCCATTTCGATTGTATAGATATCTCCATCTCTATAAAGATTATAGGGTGGATAAGATTGCGACTCCCTTTCAAGATTTTGAAGTCGTTTGAACATTGTGTCAAATCCAATGAGGGATTTGTGAAAAGACGGATTTGTTAAATCCAATAGAAATTTACTTGTCATATTATACTCCTTATTTAAGCAAGTTAATTATGCAGTATGTAATTTACCCTACTGCTCCTATTATTATACTATTTTTTGACAGATTTGTCAAGAGGTAAAGTAAATATTTTTATTGCCTTAGCTTTGCCTTTAACTTTAATACTTGGCAATTTATTTAATTTGTAAGATGAACCTAATGCAGTTTGCTCACCTATGACTAAATCTTTTTTAACTTCTTTTGTAGAACTCTCTAGCCTTGCTGCTAGATTAACTGCATCACCTATGGCGGTATAATCGAATCGTGTTGCTGACCCCATATTACCGACTACTGCTTCTCCAGTATTTATTCCTATACCAATCTCAACTCCTAACTTTGCTTCTTGCATGTCGTGTAGTATTTGAGTGGCTGTTCTTATAGCTCTATCTTCATGGTTATCTAAATCCAAAGGTGCATTAAAGATAGCCATCATAGCATCACCAATATATTTATCGACCATACCATCGTTTGCCTTTACTGCATTGGCTTGAATGGTCAAAGCTTTATTCATTATTTCAGTAACTTGTTCAGGTGGTAACTGTTCTGACAAACTTGTAAAACCTCTCACATCGGTAAACAAGAAAGTACATCTTCTTTTTTCGCCACCTAGTTTTAACAACTCTGGATTATCTTGTAGTTGTTTAACTTGTCTAGGGTCAAGGTAATGTTCAAATTGTTTTTTAATCTGTTGTCTTAGTTTATATTGCTTTCTAAAGTTTAAATAAAATTGTTGTGAAGCGATTATAAAAGTTGCAACAAGTGTCCAAGTTACATCAATTAATAAATTTTGTGAAATGAGGTAAAGTCCTAAATAGCTGATAGCAGTCTTGTAAATTGTAACTAAGGTCAATCCTAAGGTGATACCTAAATAATTGATTAGAGCTGCAACTACGAATCCTGAGACTACTAATAACATTAGTTCAACTACTAATCTATAGTCTGGAATACTTGGTGTCTCTAATAAAATAGATTCTGCAAGTGCTGCTTGGATTTTATGAGGCTCTAACAAACCTGCAGGAGTTGCAACTTGTGGCATGATACCTTTAGCTGTAAAGCCAACAAAGACAAACTTACCTTCAACATCTAAGTCTCTCATATTTGTTTGTGGAGTATCAACCCAACTAATCCATTTTTTACCGAGACTATCTGTAGGGATAGGAGGGATACCTTTTACTCTTATCATCTCAATACCATTTTCATTGGTTTTGATTTGATAAGTGTTACCACCACCTAGTATCTTTAATACTTCTGTACCGAAGGAAGCTACCCAGCCCTCTGGAGTTTGTTGTATGAGAGGAATTTGTCTAACTAGGTTGTCAACATCGACAGGGA